GTTTTGTTAGCAAGTTGAATTGCTAGGTCGTTAATAACTTTATCTGCTGTGTTCATTGTTTGCCTTTCTATTTATCTCCGTTCCAGTATTTGAAGAAATGATATGGAAGATTTGCTCCGCCGTCTGACAGAACTCGAAAATTCCAAAAAATATCATTTAATACAGTAGCCAAAGATTTTCCTTTCAGTCCGATATCTTCCACGTTTTCAATAGTATTGTGGATTGTGTCAAAACCGATTGAAAGCGGGTCATTTGCGTTATACATGAAGTCAATTCTATCTCCGTAAACGTTAACCGCCGTCGTGTTATCGGGCGTGTTCCATATCTGAATACCGGCCGAAGCATCGTTCATTTTCACTTCACCTCTCGAGTTCGACATTAAAGCAGTATATGAACCGGGTTTGCCATAAAGCGAACCTTGACCGAAAACAAGATACTGAAGTGGTCGCCCAGCAAATTGATTTTTGATACCAACGCCTGCTTGGTTCATTTCAAGCCATCCCGTCTGCAAGTCAAAATCTGATTGACCGTTTAACGACGATAGTTTTCCGCCTCGGATAATGTTCGCCGTCAATCCCTCTGCGACAATGTTCTTCGCTGATACGTTGATAAGTCTAGCTATGTTTGCATCTATCTCGCCAATGTGCGCAGTTCCGATTTGAGCATTTCCAATCATAGACTTCTTAATCACGCCGTCTTTGATGTAGGTTTTGTCCCCAATCGAAAGCAAGCCCTCGTTGATTTTAACCGAGCCGTCAGGGTTTAGGTTGATAGCACCTAACACGTCCCCGGGGCCATTCAGAGCTTTTACAGACCACGAATTAGAAAGTTGCGTTTGAACTGTTTTAACGGCTTCCTCAGTATCTTCGGGTGCAAGTGTGAATGATGTCGCTTGACTTCCAGTTTCTAGCTTGACTTCCGAGATATAAAGGTTGATTGTCTTTCCTTGCTCTCCGTAAAATTTTAAAACAACTTCATCAATATCCGAGCCAACGTCAAACGTGAAATCAAGTCGCTTGTATTTTTCCCACGGAATATCACTATTTTGAATGTCTTTCCAAACTTGAGAAATATCCGAATTGTTATTGCGTAATTGCAATCCAATTCTTAAACCGCTAAATCTTGCTTCACCGTCTTTTGAAAGCAAAAGAGAAAGCGTAATTTTACTACCACTTTTTGAAGTGATTTTGATTTTCTGTTCAAGTCCGGAAGTGCTATTTGTAACTTGACCGTAGATATGTGCTCCAGTTTGCTTTCGTTGTGTTATTGAGTGGTTAAAATTAATGTTTAAACCATTTGTGGCTTTCAACGTCCAATTTTTTGAACCTTCTCTAAAATCAGCATTTCTGACGAAATTTCGACTATCTCCGACATTTTTTGCAACTTCAACTTGAAAGAGTTGACTTGTCATAGCCATACGGGCGACATTATCAGCAATACCGTTGTCAGTATTCCCTAAAATTCGCTCGTAGAGTTGAGCCGTTTCTCTAACACGTTGAAAGTCAATCTGATTGACCTTGCCCGCCATCTGACTAGCGATATTAGCGAATCGCCCGTCAATACCTTGCTTGTAATCGGCTAGTTTTGTCTCGTTATCTCGTTTGATGGTCTCAAAGCGTTGGTTAATGCCTTCGACATTTTCAAGGTAGGTACTCTTTGCCACAAATCTATTTGTGATTGTTTCACGAATAGCGCTTGTCTTCTCGTCTGTTTCTTCTTTGACATACTTTTTCAATTCAGTTTGAGTAGACGATAATGCGCCACCAAGTTCAGCGTTAGTAATAAATTGGCTATATGCTTGTTTTTTGAAATCATCAAGACTTTGTTTTGTTGTATCTACTAACCCTTTCGCTTGCTCTGCTAAATCTTCACTTGCACCAGCTTTCTTTAGGGCTTCTTCTGCTTTTGCTTTGGCTTCTGCGCTTGCTTGTTCTGCTGCTTTCTTGACTTTATCGAATTCTTTTTCAAGTTCCGTTGTATCAAGTTTTAATTTTTTAAGCTCCCACTCCGCCCCGTTCCAGATATACATTTCTGTATCTTCACCAGCCGTCAAGTAAAGAATATCACCACGACGAATTGTTCCGATTGGCTCATCTTTTGGTTTAGTTGCGCCATAATAGACCGTATTCTTACCATCCGCACTTACAAGAGCCCTTGTAGCCACCGCCAGAGCGCTTTCTGCGTATTCTTTACTTTGTCCCACGCTGCGAAGAATTGAACTTTCAGAGCTTATTTGTTTTTGAACGTTTCCGATATCGTTACAAGTGACTTTATGGTTAATTAAGCGCCCCGTGACGTCATAAGAACTTTCAAACGAAACAATCCGAATTTTCTCACGGAATCCTATCGTTTCATTGATAGCCATAATATAATCACCGGCCCGCGGTTGCGTGTATTGATAGCCGGCCCGTGTTAAGTCTTCCATATCAAGTTGGACCGATATCGAGTATGAGTTATCAACTTCAAATTTTAAGCGTTCTATCAACTTACCAGTATCTTTATACCGTTCATCCGTTACTGGTTCGCCTTCGATACGTCCATAGATACGAGCTAGTGGACTTTCATATTCGGACGTATATCGTCCCTTGCTATGATTTTCTTCATCCTTCCACGCCCCAAATCCGCGTTTATATGTAATGAACTTGTTGATATTCTTTTCAATCACTAATTCATTCATATTGAAATTTTTTCGGACGACTGTCGAAAGATCCGTACCGATTTTTTTTGTAATCAAGACGACTTTTCCGGAAACAGAAAACTCGAGCCCAGCAGCTTTAATAATATCTTTAAACATTTCTAAACGCTTGGCATTTCCGAAATTATCTTTACGAATAGAATTCACTCTTACGCTTGGTTCAATCTGATATCGATAACCGCTATCTTTAAAGATGGCTTCAATATACACTTCAAAACGATGTGATCCGTTGAATTCGGTATAACAGTTCGAGTGCTCGAAGTCGTAAAAGAATTGGTGAACGGCGTCGAAGGAAACGGAAAGATTGCGCCCCTCGTCCCGAGGCTTGGCGAAAACGATGGCGAAAAATTCGCCGTTGAGCTCAAATTTCCATCCACGGTCAATTTCAGATAAAACTCTATCATTTGAAATAATAGTCCCCGAAACGGAACGCTCACCGTTTACAGCATTTTTAACCGTGAATTCAACTTGCGCTCCAAAACCTTCGCCTTTTTCATTGTAAAATGTAAGCAATGTTTACCTCCTTCCTATTTGTATAGCTCCTTAAATCCGATTATCTTGATTGTGCCTTTAAAATTTGAAGACCACGGGATTTTTTTATTCGCTTTCGGTTTAATCACGAAATATTCAAAATTCGTCCGATTATTGACATTATCCCAAGTAGAACCAGTAAATAATTGAGTTTCTATCCCTTTTAGTTTTAACTTATCGCCCGATTGGATAGGCGTTTGAGCGTGATTATATGTAAACCGTCGCCCGTCAATCTCAAGGAAGAAATTCGTTTGTTGAGCGTTTGCTGTTAATTCAACAACAAACGGAACTTCTAACTGACTAAGTGTAGCCGTCCCCGCATAATCAAACGTATTTGTTGAAAGCGTGATATCTTTCGGAACTGTTTCGCCATACGGCAATTCGGAAGTAACAAAACCAAAAGAAACGTTATATTTCAATCCGGCGGAAGATTTTCCGATGAATTCATATTCAACCGAACCATTATTGACGACCTTATAACGATATTTCCATGCTCTATGAGGTATCGTTCCGAGGTTCAATTCGCCCGTTGTTTGTCCGGCCAACTCGAACTCGTATAAATCATCACGTTCGGGGTGCATTTTGGTAATGTAAAAAACATCATCCCCCAAGACGTACCGGTTTAATTCGTCTTTTTTATCAAAAAAGGCTTCCATCGTTGGGGCGGTAAGCCTTGCTTTTACTTCTATTGTCTTTTCGGTATAGGTCAAGCCGTCAAAAATTCGACCATTGCGACCTTTTACCGTTCGTGTCGAAATATCCACGGCCGGGGAAGAATCATCGACCGTGATATTATATAAGCCCAACTCGGACAATCTCCGAGCTTGACCGTCTTTTTCAATCAATAAATCCATGAGTCCCCCTTACGTGAAATATTCAGAAAGTGCTTGTTTTCTAGCGTCTTTCTCTTTGATTGTTGTATAAATCTTGTCGCCCACAATTTCGTTATGGACTTCAAATTTACGTTCAGATAATTGCGAGTTTTTAACGTCGTCGCTCAAGTTTTCAAGCGAAGAACGAACGCCCGCACTTGTAACGCTTGCGGATGTAGTAAGTACGCTATTTGTTTGGTAATCTTGATCCGTGATAGCTTGCGCGTATTGTTTCGATACGTCGTAAATATCTTTCACCCAGCTAGACATACCATTATAGAGCCCTTCACCCGTGAAGCCCCCTATCTTATCCATAACCCGTGAAGGTGAATGAATAGAAAGAGCTGACCGCATGGTTGCCGCAATATTTGAAGCAATACTATTCGCTAGTGAATACAGAGCCCCAGCCATTGAAGCAAGACCATTGTATAGGCCAATCCCCGCATTATAACCGACACTACTTAACAAGCCCGGAAGGCTTCTAAACGTTGCGCTGATGTTATTGTTCGCGCTAGAAACTAGCGACGTAACGCGAGAGAGTCCAGCTTGTATTGTGTTACCAAAATAGTTCATTCCGCTAGCTGCGCTTGTCGTAATATTGCTAAACGTATCATTGAACGCTTTAGCCATCTGCGAACCGCTTTGATTGCTAACTTGTGAAATTTTATCAAGTCCAGCTTGAACCGCTTGAGCTGTCGCTTGCATAGCTTTTTCAACTGTATTTTGCATTTCTTGATAATTTTTCGCAATCGATTGCGATAACTGCGAGCTTGATTGTTCCGCGCTTTTTGAAACGCGATTGAAATCAGATTCCGCGTTTGTTGCTAACGTATTTGTTGCGGTTGTTGCGCCCGTTTGCATTTGTTGGAAATTGGAAACAACTCCAGAATTCGCAATAGAAGCGTTCGTATTCGCGGTAGTTGATACTCCGGCCGTACTTGCGTTGGCGTTATTAAGTAACTGATCTAGCTGATAGCTTGCGTTCGCGTTTAAATCGCTAACGTTTGAAACAACGTTTGAACTCATGGTGCTCGTTTGCGATGTCGCATTTGTTTGCGCTTGTGTAAACGCCGTATTGCTATTTGTCGCGAATTGTTGAGCTTGCAAAGTCCCGTTTGTGTTCATAAGACTAAAGTTTGACGAAACATTTTGCTGCATTGTCGTAGTCTGAGTTGTAGCGCTATTGTTAATGCCCAGCATATTATTATTGACGTCCATTAACATAGCGTCCGTGGACGTGCTAACGCTCGATTGCATTTGTTGGTAATTTGTGCTTACGCCCGTATTTGCAAGTAAAGAGTCCGCGGTTATTTTAGCCGTTGTCGTTCCGCTTCGAGCCTCGATATTGTCTGACGTCGTATTGATTGCCGCTTGAACCTTCGCTCCGCCTTCTTCAGACTTGCCAGAAACAAAATCCCATAGTCCACCGAAGAAGTTTCCTACTGCTTCGCCTATGCCTTTAAGCGCGTTCGGAATGAACTCGAGCGCTGCTTTACCGAATCCCATGATAATTTCGCCCGCTGCTGCGACTATCTTCGGCAAGCCCGTAATAATAGACGCGACAAGCTGAACGATAAGCTGAATTCCGGCCATAATAAGTTGTGGCAAGGCTTGAGCGATTCCCGTGATTAACTGCCCGATAATTTGTACGCCAGATTGTACAATCTGTGGTAAGGCTTGAATTAAACCTTGAACCAATGTAACAATTAAACGAATACCACCTTGCAAGATAGCCGGAAAGTTTTGGATAATCGTTTGGATGAATCCGACAATAACTTGTGTCGCAATTTGAATAATCGTTGGCAAGGCTTGAACGATACCATTGACGATATTCGTCAAAATTTGAATCCCTTGTTCTAAAATCTGAGGGAAATTCGCTTGCAAGTTATTGATAAAGTTTGTCACAATTTGTTGAGCGGTTGAAAGTAATTGCGGGATATTTTGTAAAATTCCTTGTGTTACGTTTACCAGTAATTGCATACCGATAGAAATTAATTGCGGTAATGCTGATAGTAACGTATTTACAAGTGTTCCGATAATCGTTATTGCTGAAGATATTAAAGAGCCGGCGTTTTCCCCCACTCCTTGCACTAAGCTAGCAATAAGCTGAATTCCGGCGTTTACAATTACCGGAAACATTGTCGCGAATGTTTGCGCCAGTTTTGCGATTAAGTCCGCACCGGAAGCGATAAGCGCTGGAATTTGCGACGTGATACCCGAAACAAGTTTCTGAATAATTTGTGGTCCTTTAGTTGTAACCGTGTTTAATAACTGATCTATCTGTTTTCCGAATTGGCTATTGATTAAACCTAAACCGGCGACAACAAGCCCGAGAATAGCTGCTGGACCAATAGCAGCAAGAGCGATTCCCATAACTGAAGAAATTCCGCTTGTCATCATACTTAAAATTGAAAGGCCTTGTGAAGCAGCGCTTCCAATAGCCCCCGGAACTCCCGCTATTTTACCCGTGAAGTTAGATATTAACCCGCTAGCAGTTTTCAACGCCCCAGACGAAGCACTTCCGAATTCTAGCGTTTTAGAAGCAACAAATCCCAATCCTTTAGAGAGTGAGGAAAGATTGCTTACCGCCGGACCGAATGCAAAAGCACCCACCACGCCAGCGATAACTGGTTTGAGTCTAACCATTATACTTTCAAATTTGCGCGCTTGTTCCTCGGTCATTTTTGTTCCGTTCAAAAACTGATTAAGAGCTGGATTCAATGAGTTTAAAGCGTCAAGGAATGTTTGTAAACCTTTAGAGTTGGAAAGTTTATCCACTAACTTATCAACGTATTTTACTAACGTTGTAAGCACCGGCAAGACTGCCGTTCCGACCTTGATTTGCAACGTTTCAAACGAACCACTCAAGGCCTCGATAGCCCCTTTTAAGTTATTCAATTTTTCCGCTGCTACTTGTGAAGCTGTGACTTTATCGATGGCGTCTTGCATATTATTTGCGCCATCTGCCCCCTCGTTCATTGCGATAGTTGCAGCACGCACCGCGTCCGTACCGAATAACGTCTTCAAGGCCATTTGTTTTTCTGCGTCTGTTAAACCTCCTAGCTTATCTTTCAAAACTTGAGAAATTTCCGCGAACGATTTTACTTTTCCTTCTGCTGTGAAGAATTGGTTCGCCCCGTCCTCGGTAATGATTCCGAGCGCTTGCATTGCTTTATATTGCCCTTTTGTTGAAGGTTGCAAGTTCATAAGCATTGTCTTGAGCGATGTCCCGGCGTCTGAACCTTTAAGCCCGTTTTGCGCGAATACTGCGAGGGCGTTTGTGGTATCACGGAATGATAAGCCAAGCCCTGAAGCGACCGGCGCGACCATAGAAAGCCCGTACTTCAATTCGTGAACGTCTGTCGCTGAAGCGTTCGCTGCCCCCGCGAGTTGGTTCGCTGCTTGCGTTGCATTCATGCCGTCACGCTTGAACGCGTTTAAAGCTGTCGAAGTAATTTCCGCCGCTTCCTTCAAGTCGAGCTCCCCGGCGGTTGCTAAGTTAAGCGACGCGGTAAGTCCACCGTTTAGGATGTCTTGCGTGGAAACCCCAGCTTTTGCTAGTTCACCCACGGCGTCCGCTGCTTCCGCTGCTGAAAAGGCTGTGTCTGCCCCGGCTTTAATAGCTGCGTCGTTGAATTTCTTCATCGTTTCTTCGCTTTCGCCAGTAACCGCCTTGATATTGCTCATTTTAGCCTCGAACTCGGCCGCTTTTGAAACGGTGCTCTTGATTGCTTGCTTCCCGAGCTCAAAAGCCTTATATGCAGCAGCGACCGCGATAACTTGTTTTAATAAACCACTAGAAGCACTTGTAGCGCTATTCGTATGGCTCACAATTCCAGTTAAAGCACTAACGGCTTTATGTCCGGTTGTTTGAAACGCATTTCCGAGCGTTCCTCCGACTTGTGTCGCGAGCTTATTCGTTGCTGATAACAAACGCCCACCGAATGAGTTACTAACTCGATTCGCGAAGCTATTTACTTTCGTCGTCAAACTTGAAAACAAGCTAGACCATGAAGAATTGATAGGGTTTAAAACCCTTTGACCGAGCGAGCTTGTCACTCGTTGCGCTGCTGACAAGACGCGAGCCTCGAAAGCTGCTAAACTATTGGCAATGTCATTAAACGCGGACTTGTAAGGTCCACTCATATTTTTAGCAGAATTTGCAAATACCGAACCGATTGAATGAGCTTTTGAGCTGATTCGTGTCGCCATCGAGTCGATACTGTTCGCCATTTCTGCAAAAGCGCTTTTTGGTGATTTTATCGCGTTTGCGATGTCAAAACTAAACGCTTTTTTAAACCCTGAATTAACTTTTGAACCGAACGACAAAATTTCGTTTTTCATCGTCCCAAAAATGCCTTTTATATCATTTGATAGACGGATAAGGCCATTTCTCAAGGGTTCGGGCAATTTTGCGCCAATGTTTGAAGCGATACGCTGAAGCTCACCCATAGCGATTTTTAACCCACCAGTCAGACCTTGACCGATTTTAGAGCCCATCGATTGATTGTTGCTTGCTAGTCGGTTCATCAATTCCCCAACTTCGCGAATCATCTGATTGGCGCTTTTAGAAGCAGATTGCGCCGCCGTTTCAAACGCTTTTTTAGTTGAATTCACGACCTCGTTCATTGCCTTATCGTATTCGGTTAAATCCGCACCAATAAGGGCTTCGATTGAGCCATCAAAAGCCATCACTTCACCTCCTTTTTTCTTTTTTTAATGTCTATTCCGGAAATGCTCGTTCAATCGTTCGATTTTCGCGAGTAAATCCTCGTTATTTCTCTTGTCGTTGTCTTTTGGACTGAATAAGCGTCTGACTTTATCGCGGTCCTTTTTCTTGCTCAATTTACTTACTTCCGCTTTTTTCGCGTTAAGTGTGTATCGTAAATTAAAGGCAAGCTCGACAAGATTTTCTCTTTCTTCAATACTGCGATAGTATAGACCTTCACGAATCGCGTCAAGCTCCCTTTTGCTGCAAGAATAAATGATTCGTGTATCTGTTAGACCTAAACGGGCGCACTCGATTAAGAGATTGCGTTCTTCAACCTTCCAATTTGTGCTTCCGTTTGTTCGATCTGGAATTGTGCCGTCGCTTGATCTTGTGCTGTTTCTGCTTTCGCCTTCAAATACTTCAAGGCCAATTCGAGCTTCTCGATATACTTCAAAACTTTTTCGTTGAAAAAACCTGAATCCACCATTTCTTCTTCAATAGCTTTAAAGATTGGCTCGGTAGTTGTCGCGTCCAATTCTTCCAATTTAGCTGAAATAGCTGTCAATGCTTCCTCGTCTGATACGGCTTTCGCTTTCTTGCTTGCGCATAACTTGATTAAATCAACCAAAGCCGAATCGTTACGCTCAACTACTCGAAGGAATAAAGCGCCCACGCCGTCCTCGTTTGGTTGTCCGTTGTCGTCGCGACTTGATAATTCACGATTGACTTTAAACATAAGCATATAATCAAATTTGATCTCGATTGTACGGCTTCCGACTGTAAATTCCATAGTTTATACTCCTTTTAGTTAAAAAAATAAAAGCAAAAGGGCTTTTAACGGCCCTCTTGCTTGAAAAATTAGCGTGTGATGTTGTTGTAATCGCCAGTTGTTTCGCCCGGATTTTGGTATTCATATACTTCATTAAGCATATTGATTTCATCCGTTGAAAGCGGGAATTTCCCGTCGCGAAGACGTCCAACAATTCCGACTGTATAGTTAAGTTCAGTAAATCCATCAATCGCGTCGTCAAATTCGATATCGTCTGTGATTTTACCATAACCGAATTGCGCTGGATAAGTGTCTTTACCAGTTGTCGTTTCTTTTACACTTTCGTCAACGATAACGCGCCAGATTTTGACTGATTCGCCCGTTTTTTGAGCGTCCAAGATAACTTTGACTGATGGATCTTTTGGTGCAAAGTATTGAGTCAACTCGATTGAGTGCTCGTCGGTTGCTTTTTCAAGCAAACGCCCTTGTTGTGTCTGTTCATCGATGTATTCACCGCCCATTGTGGTAGAACCATCTTTACGATAAGCTGGAAGCATTGCTCCCGTGCCTTTTTCTGCGTGAATTGATTGAATAAAGTAAAATACTTT